TGTACATCGTGGAATTGCCAAGAGAACTTTTTCTCGGGCGTTCCAACTGAGTGATGATATCATTGTTAAAAATGCCGATCTTCAAGACGGTATGCTTATTGTGAATCTGGAACGTGTAATTCCAGATGAGAAAAAGCCTAGACTGATTCCTATCGGTCAATAGCCACTGTGGTGCCCCCAATCCTGCAAGATTGGGGGATTATAAATAAATGTATAGATTAAGTGAAACCCCAATAGGAGTAAAACAGTGGCAAAACCTAGAAGTTTTAAATCAAAAAAAGAATTAGAAAAAGAAGGTAGAACTCTTGGAATAGAATTAGACCGAAGACATAGTAAAGAAGACCTTATAGAAGAATTGGAAGCAGTTAAACCAAAAAAAGTAGAATCCACAACCAGTGATGTAACTTGGAATAGTATTGAAGAATTTACAGAAGCAGTAACTTCAACTGGAATGATTTTTGATCGGGATTTTATTCCTGTTAATATTGAAGCTCTTTATGGGGCTTTCACATCCAATCCAGAAGAATTCAAAGAAACCCCAGCTTACAAATTTTTAACACAATAAGGAATAATATGGCACAAGCAAAAAAGAGTAAAAAAAAGATATCCAAAGCAATGGGAGAAATTTTAAAAGCTCCTAAAAAAGTAGAAAAGGTAGTGAAAGCTGCTGTTAAGCATGTCAATCATACACATTGGGATACTAAAGATGCATTTGCTACAGCAATAGTCGCATCGGGTATTAATCCAAATGCAATAAATGTCAACGCAGAATGGGATCTTTATCAATCAGACACAGAAGGTTACAGGAATCATCTCAAATTAGAGAAATAAGGTAAAATTTAATAGGAGTATATGATGGCACAAAAAAGAAAAGTATTAAAGGAAGTTCTTTTTGATGATGTGGAAGAAAAGATAGAATATGATTTTTTGACCCGCGACCAGTTTTTTCAAAAAGTACCAGAAACAAGGCCAATGTCGGCACATGGTTTAGAAATTTGGGAAAGATACCTACAAGATCCAAAAGGATTTAAATTTTAGGAGATTATTATGTTACCGTTATTATTATTTAATGTTATTTCAAGTCTTGTCGTAGACAAAGCAACAGATTTAGCAACAGAGCATGTGGAAAGTATGATAGATGATTTACTTCCTTCAAGTGCAAAAAAAGAATTAGACAAAGCTATAAAAGAAGATCCAGCACATCAATTCACAACTGCTAAAGAAGCATTGATGGCTGCTGTTGATGGAAATTTACCTATCACCAAAGCAGACGGAACACTCAAACCAATCGAAAAAACATTCACACTTACATTTGATCCTACTACTGGTTCAGTTGATATTAAACAAGCTTAGGAAGGAATATTATGGCAGTCAAGATACCATCTTATAACGGACACCTGACAAAAAACTTTGGGTATCAAGAAATGATAAAAAGTTCTACTGCTGATCGTTTAGGTATATCAAATGATGCATCAAGAGAACACGTTATTAATTTAACTAATCTCTGCAATTTTATCTTACAACCAGTAAGAGAAGAATTTGGAGTTATTCGTATCAATAGTGGATATCGTTCTCCAGCATTAAACAAGGCAGTAGGTGGTTCAAAGACAAGTCAGCATTGTAATGGACAGGCTGCAGATTTTGAATCAACAAGAATTTCTAATCCAGACCTTGCAAAATGGATTTCTGAGAATTTAATATTTGACCAACTCATTCTAGAATTTTATGATGGAGTTGACCCAAATAGCGGATGGGTACATTGTTCTTATGTTCTTGATGGGAGCAACCGCAGTAAAACAATGACGGCTCTAAGAGTCAATGGGAAGACCCAATATAAGACAGGCCTTCTCTCATAGGAGGAAAATATGAAATATGTGTGGCTAGTTTATCTACAAATTTTATTTGTGATAGGTGCCAATCGCGGCCGTTCGTGGGTTGACAAACACATCTTATTGTGTTATAATAATTTAGATAAGTTAGAAGTGAATTACATTAAATACATAGACCATCCTTGACCACCAACCAGATAAACTATAATGTTTTATACTAATGTACAGCCTCATGGTAATTTCATTGCTTTGAGAGGTGTTAATGATCGTGGTGAATCTTTCAAAGAGAAATTGAACTACGAACCTACCCTATTTGTAGAATCTCACAAACCTCAAAATCCCCAATGGAAAACCCTAGATAATCGGAATGTTGCTCCTGTAAAGTGGGGCTCTATGAAAGAGTCTCGTCAAGCCATGAAAGACTATGCCGGTAATGTTTTTGGGTTTGACCAGTTCCAATATTCTTTTATTTCTGATAATTATCGTGGTATGGTTGACTATGATTTAGATAAAATTAAGATTGGATATATTGATATTGAAACCAGTTCTGAACATGGTTTTCCAGATGTAAGAAATGCCAATGAAGAAGTCTTGGCCATCTCGTATCGTTGTGGAAAAAGTTTCAAGACATATGGCTGTCAAGAATACACTCCAAGTGAAGGTGTTCAGTATATTCATTGTGAGAATGAAACAAGGTTATTGGAAAACTTTGTCCTTGATTGGTCTATGAATTATCCAGATATTATCACTGGATGGAATTCAAGGTTTTTTGATATTCCATATCTTGTCAATCGCATAGTCAGAGTTCTTGGTGAGAAAATGGCTAAGAAACTTTCGCCTTGGGGTTGGTATAAAGAGAATGAAATAACTCTATTCGGTAATAGAAAACAACAGATTTTTGATCTGGTTGGAATTTCAAGTATTGATTACATGGATGCTTATAAGAAGTTTACCTATGTCAATCAAGAGTCTTATTCTTTGAATCACATTGCTTACGCAGAATTGGGTGAAAAGAAACTAGACTATTCAGAATACTCTTCGCTACATGAACTATATCAAACAAACTTTCAGAAGTTTGTTGACTACAATGTTCATGATGTTGTCTTGTTGGAAAGACTAGAAGAAAAGATGAAACTCTTGGAGATGATTATCTCACTGGCTTACATGGCCAAGTGTAACTTCAATGATGTGTTCAGTCCTGTGAAGATGTGGGATTGTATTATCTTTAATCATTTGAAAGACCAACAAATTGTTGTTCCACCAAAGAAACATGAGACTAAATTAGAAGCATATGAAGGTGCCTATGTGAAAACTCCTCAAATTGGTCGGCACAAGTGGGTTGCTAGTTTTGACTTGAATTCTTTGTATCCACATCTAATAATGCAATATAATATTTCTCCTGAGACTCTTGTGGGTATGCATCCTGAGTCTGGTTTGGTAAATGCTTTACTTGATAAAGAATTTGACGTTGCCTTTCTTAAAGAGAAAAATCTTACAATGACTCCAAATGGTTCTTTGTATACTCGTAAGAAACAGGGGTTTCTTCCTGCTCTTATGGAGAAGATGTATACTGACCGCGTCAAGTATAAAGATTTGATGATTGCGGAACAGAAAAAAGGTAAGGCTGCAGATACTAACAAACTCGCTCAGTATCACAATATGCAGATTAATTTAAAGATTGCTCTCAATTCAGCTTACGGAGCTCTTGGTAATCAATGGTTTCGTTTTTATGATGTGAGGAATGCTGAAGCTGTATCCGTTGCAGGTCAACTTTCCATTCGGTGGGCTGAGAGAGCAGTCAATCAATACTTAAATAAAGTATTAGAAACAGATGGAACAGATTACGTTATTGCTTCCGATACTGACTCTTTGTACATTGCCCTTGATTCTCTCGTTCAGAAGGTAGGTCTTGGAGAAGATACACAAAAAACTATCAAGTTTATGGATACCGTTTGTGAAGGTAAAATTCAAGATGTGATTGATGGATGTTATGGTGAAATGGCCGAGTATGTTAATGCATTTGAACAAAAGATGGTAATGAAACGTGAGGTCTTGGCAGAGGTTGCTATTTGGACTGGCAAGAAACACTACATTCTGAATGTTCATAATTCTGAGGGTGTTCAGTATGATGAGCCTAAACTAAAGATTATGGGTATTGAGGCTGTCAAGAGTTCTACACCAGAACCTTGCCGTAATGCTCTCAAAGAGGCACTCAAAATTATGATGAATGGAACAGAAGAAGATGTAATCAACTACATTGAAAGCTTCAAGACCAAGTTCAAGACACTTCCTGCAGAAGAAGTTTCTTTTCCAAGATCAGTAAAGGGTCTTGCTAAGTATCATGATTCAGCATCAATCTATCAAAAGTCTACACCAATTCACGTTAAAGGTTCTCTAATCTACAATAAGATTTTACAGAACAAACGATTGACTAGAAAATATCCAAAAATTCAAGAAGGTGAGAAGATTAAGTTCGCTTATCTAAAAGAACCCAATCCAACTGGTGATACCGTAATTGCTATGTTAAATGCTTTACCAGATGAGTTTGAGTTGAAACCATACATAGATTATGAAAAACAATTTTCCAAATCTTTCCTAGATCCTATAATCGGTATTCTCAATGTTATCGGCTGGGAACATGAAAGAAAAACTAATATTATGGGTTTCTTCACTTGACAAATTCTTTAAATGTGGTATAATAAACGTATGTTAAGTATTATAGAGAGTAGGTAAAATGAATATTTGGGTAGAATGGTGGAACATTCCTAATACAAACAGCGGCAGTCATGCTCAAATGAGTAAGAATATAACTATCCATAAACCAGACCCCAAAGATATTCAAAGAAGATTTTTTGATACTC